ATAGAAAAGATAACGCCCTAACTCTTTGACACGTGCGGACATAAAAAATACCCTGACTAGTGCTATTAATCAGGGTAATCTTTATCTCTCATTATGGATTTTGAGAGATTTATTTGGCTCCCCCTCGTAGGCGAAAACCAGAACTCCTACCTTATATCACAAAACAAGGTCTTTGTCTATAAATTCACCCTCGCTTAAGGAGAGAGCCGGTAGATACTGCGTGGTTCGGCGGCCACATCTACCGGCTTCTTAGGAGAAGCAGGGAGGAGCTGCTTCTTTGGAATTTAATTAAGCCTGCGTCGCGATTTTACGCGCTCTTATCCGTCCAATGAAAATATGGGTAGGCAAAATTGCCCTCGGTATTATCGCTTTCCTCGTAGAACAACGCCTTGTCAGCGTACACAGGCTTAATTTATATCAAAACTAATGGTAAAGTAATTTGTATCCAAGCTCCGCGGCCGCCCTCATTCACTACGTCGGCTCTAAACTTCCATACTGGTCGGTTCATCTTTGTAGCCCAAAAGCCTATCAATAGAGGCAATAAAGCCACCCTAAGCCCAAAACCAAGCCAGTGGTGGCTTACGTAGGCGTATGGCGCCAAGGCAAGCGAGATCCCAAGGCCGTGCAGGTAGAAGTTAATAAACCTCTCCGCAGCGCCTTTCTTATTCCAGTAGGTTGTCAAGGCTCCGAACATCAGTCCAAAAGATAAAAGATAAGCCCACCAGTAGCCTAATTTAAAGCCTTCCAAAAGCCACAGGGCTATAAAGGCTACCGTAGGGCAACCCATATCCCGCCATTTGGTATTGTAGGAGTCTGAGCCTCCCATCCGGTAAAGGATAAATGAGGCTACCGCGGCCAAAGACACTATACCGATTTTGAGTATAATCATTAGAATTCAAGCCTTCCGCCTGCCCTGCCACCTACGCCGGTCCGGCCACCGCTTTCAGCAAAGCCGTATCCCTCTACAAAAGGAATAGGCAACCACCATGGCCGCTTTTTTATTTCTTGTTTCTGCTGTTGGCTGGGTGAATAATCAATGTGGCTAAAGCTGAAAGGGTAGACTACGAACCTCTGCGATTGGCTTTGATTCGGCATAAAGAACGCCCGCCAGATCGTAAACCCCACCAGAATAATTAAAACCAGCCATACCACGAACTGCACGTTCTTGGCGTTAGTTACTGGACTGATAAACCCTGAGAGGAATTTTTTAATATCAAACTTCTCTGTGTCGGCCATGGGGTTCTCTTATTTTTTTACTACTTTCCAATAAATCGTTGCGCTAAAAGCCCCTAATGCAAAACTTACCACAACAGCTACAATTAAGTTAATCATGTTTCCTCCTGGCTTAGTGTTTCTCCTGCTTTTAAAAATCTATCCCTGAACCCTTGGGCGTGCTCCTTCTGGCACGGCTCGCAGGGCTTATTTTCCCGGATCTGTTCTATGGTTAATATTCTGCCTCTACATATCGGGCAAAATTTATGGAATTCCATTTTTCTACCCCGAAATTTTACTCTCAACTAAAGCGAGAGTTGAACAGATAGAATTCTGCGACTTTGCCATCTCTTTATGTTCTTCCCGTTGAAATTCATTAGCCCGGGTCATCGTAGAGTGAAATTCTCGCGCTTGGGCTGTATGATCCTCAATGGCTTTTATAAATTGCTTGATAGTATCTAAGAATACTGTTCTCTCTTCCTTCGCCTGTTGCAAAATTTCTTTCTGTTGTCTGAGGATGTAGAATACGATAACAAAACAAAGGACCATAAACCCTATTCCAAACCCTAAATCCTTAACACTGTTGATTATCCCATTGCTTGCCAGGGCGCCTATGGTATCCATTAATTTTCCTTTCCGTTTTTATCGTTATGTATTTGACCAAGCGCTCACATTGATAACAACCCCATAATTGCGAGTTTCTTCGTCAATAGTATCTTGCATATTCCCAGTAATAACTCCGATTCCCGATTCAATAAAAGCTGAACGGACGGCAGAAGCTAATAACTGGGCGGTTTTATAATCTTTAGCCCAACAGGTAATTTCAACAGTCCCATTATCAAGACCGCTTTCTCCATCAAGGCTTTTAACGGGAGTGATGTCGTTTATTACATAAACAATAGCAGGGACGCTTCCCCCTTGTGGGATTTCTACAGGGTAAATTCTCGATGAAACAAGAGCCACTACGCTTTGATTTTCGGATAATATTTTATAAATATCTGCCTGTATCATGCTCATTCCTTAACCAGTTGTGATATTTTATTAGCAAGAACATCCTTAAATTTTTCTAACGCTTTTCCCTGTGCCTTCTGAAATGCAACCTGAATAAAAGATACCTTTTTAATAAACTTTGTTCCAAACTCCAAGAATGTCCAATAATAAGCATCCAAATCGCGTTTTGACATTTTTCTACCATGCCTAACTCCGAAGATTACGTTTTCTTTAAACGGATTTGGCTTAGACATTGTCTTGATATACATTGCCCTGCGCAATCTACCCGTCTTTATTGGAGCTAACATTTGCGCTTCTTTTTTTATTACCTGTGCACCTGCAACAAGTGCGCTTTTTAAAGCCTTGCGCCCAATCTTAGGACCGAGTTCAATCATTTTCTTTTCAAGCTCTTTAAGTCCTGTTATTTGGACAGTTGCTCCGTCAGGCATTTATTACGCCCTCCGTACACATAAGCAATAATTCTTTGTGGCTCTCTTGATAATCAATGATGTTTTTAATCATATATGTTTTGTTGTTATATTCGGCTTTCATTCCTACTGCAACGTCATCGCGATATCTAATCCGGATTTTAGCGGTAATTTCGCTTTGAACTTGCTGCTGGGCCCAAAACTCACGGCCGGAAATAGGTTCTACCGCGGCCCATACTGTATCTAACTCTTCCCAACTCGTGTTGGGCGCGCCAAATTCATCAGTGGCAGGGCTTCCAGTTACAAGTTGTGATATTTTTATTCTCTTATTAAGCGTTCCTGCTTGCATTATATCCCCATCTCTAACCGATAAGGAGCCAAGAGGTTTACCAATGTCTGATTAGCGGTTAATGGTTTTTCAACCTGGGCCTCTCGGTTCTCATATATATCTGCGATCTGCATAAGCATGGCGATTTTGATTGTTTTAGGCAACGCCTCAGACTGCATAGGACTTTCTCCGGGGTCGCTATAACCAGTAACAAATTCGACGCGCAGAGAATCTCCTACATCAGAGGTATCCGGCCAAGAGTTTACGGGAGTAATAAAACCAGGGGCTGAATCGCTTACGATATATTCAGAAGTGGAAAGCGTCTGTTCGACGTTATTGCCATCGAGATATTTTATTGATGTTACGGATACGAGAGGAGCCGGTAAGATAATGGGAGTGTTGTTAACAGGAAAACCCCTGTCTCTTAATTCTACTGTTTGAATGCCTATTCTGCGGAATAAATAATCTTCGCACATCTGCCTTGCGGCCGTGATAAGCGTTTCAATCAGGCTTTCTTCCGAAGAAGAAAACTCCGCGCGCATAAAATCAGCGGCTTCATCAACGGTTATCAGCTCATCCGGCCCAGTTATTAGTTTAAACATAAAGCCTCCTCAAGATTAACTTTATTAAAACATTCAAGAGCCGTATCACGTGTCGCGTTTATAACTTCAACACCTTCAATTTTTAAATCTTCTGCTAACTTTGGAAAGTTCTTAAGCCACGTCTTTATTGGCATTTCTTTATTTAACCCACTGGGGTGATCGCCGTGATGATGACTCTCTCCGTTTGGGCCACGCTTACAATCCAGCCCCAAAATAATTATTTTTCGGGCTCCAAATAAATATGCTAAATTTATCGCTTGGTATCCGCTATTTGCCCCATAATGGACTTTGTCTTTTCCAAGACCATCAGCTTTATCTCCCACTATTCTATTCAATCCATATTTAGATGAAGCAGGAACATCTTGCGTCCACAACTCACCCTTAAATCTCAAAAGAACATCTCCGATATACTTATCCCACCAATCCCCGTCGCAAGCATAAAGAACATCAGCCCATAAAGCCAATTCGTAAGACGTATTTATGACAATTACTTTGCGGTTTTTGTCTTTTTCACGCCACTCTTTGACTTTTTCACAGTCTGGCTCCGTGAGGCTTGGCCCGCTTGCGATGATGGCCCATTCTTTGCATTCGCTCCGACGGGGGAGGTAAAAGATTTTTGCCTGTCTGCCATCAAAGACGGGGCCGCGGAGTATTCCTCCGCAAGCCCCGCATTGATTAACATCTTGGCATAAGCATCGTCAGTATCCAATATTCGCCCAGCCGGAATATTCCCAAAACCCGGTCTTGAACTTATAAATGGACGCTTAGCGATTATCTTCATGCCGTTCCTTTCGTTTAGACGGTTAAATTACCATACAGAACAGACGCAGGACGTAATCCGCCTAATGCGCCGCGTTTCTCTGCGCGGATTGTGATCAAGTTCTGCTGGAAGTTTGTATCGTCGCTCTCAGACATCTCAACAACCGTATCCTCACGAGTCAGATACAAGAATGCGATGTCAAATGCACCGACGAGTAACTTGTTCGCGGTCATGCTTGAAGTGAGCGCAATCGGTTTACCCCATAGCGTTGGAACGATAGCTCCGAACGGAGAACCAACGAGATAACCCAGATTTTCATCCTTCAACCGCTCGATAGCACCCCAGGTAGCAGGATTCATAATAATCCCGTTAGCCGGATAATCCGCATCGTCAAGTGCACGGATGGCGCGGTTAGCGGAATCAATCGCGGTATCGCCCGAGGTCGGGGTGAACGCTGTGAAGTTCGGGGAAACGGTAATACCGATAAGATTCTGACCAACACCATTACCGGCCACAATCTGTGTTTCCTCGCGTAACTCAACACCGTAGCGCAGGCGGTTTTCGATATACGCCACTAAAGCCGGTGCATCGTTCAAAATCTGCCTGGAAACCTTAATCCAGTGAGCGATGGTTACGACAGGAGCGGAATATAACTCAAACGTCAAAACGCTTTCCGGCTTAGAACCACCTTCAGCAGTTTCGGCCGCGTTATTGGTAAATACCAACTCGCGGGTAAACTCAACCGCATTACTGGTAGTGTTACCACCAGGAATGAGGTCGCGAACACGTAAAGCACGGAACGCACCGGGAATAATCCCAGACCTACGGTCAGCGGCAACCAGTGTATCCGAGTTAGCCGCAGGACTGCCACTTTGTCCGGTAATCGTGTTATTCCGCACTATAAACCCATTTTTCAGGGTAATGCGGCACTTATTGGATGAACCAGATGCAAATGCCTTATATTGCGGGTCTTCGATAAGAATCTGCCCAAAAGACTTCGGGGATTCTCTACCGGCAAGAATATTCGCGGTAAGTCTCTGTTCCATGGCCACTAACTTATCGGCGCAAATCTGAACATCTTTAGCCGCTTTTTCAGCTACAGCTACAGCTACAGCAAGACCTTCCTTAGAACCTTTTTCCTGCTCTTTGATCATCGCCTTAAGAGCTTCATTAGCTGAGGCCTGTGCTGCCTTAAATTCTTCAAATGCTGCTTTTAACTGTTCCGGATTCATATTTTCTTCTCCTTTTTAGTTTTTCATTACGTTAATTAACCCTTCCCAACCTTCCTCGTCCGCATCACGCTGGACAGGCTCAGCGGCATCACGCACGCCAGCTCTCTGGAAAATATCTTCTCTCTCTTTACGAGAAAATCCTTCACGGGCAAGCGCCATTTCTAATGTGCGTTTTGCCTGTGCTTTAGTCTGTTTTTCAGTATCCTTTGCGGGAGCAGTCTTTGTATCAATCAATTCATCCGCAAAACCATATTCAATTGCATCATCTGCTCCTATCCAAGTTTCACTGTCCATCATCTTCGCAATTTTATTCTCAGGGGCCGATGCTCTGCTAACATAAGCCGCAAGAATGGCCTTATCGAATTGCTCAAGTGCATCCGCAGCTTCACGCAGATCATTTCTATTCCCCATTACAATAGACCAGGCGTTATGTATCATTAAAAATCCAATCTTTGAAATCTTGATTGTATCCCCAGCCATAGCAATTACAGAAGCGCCAGATGCAGCAAGCCCAAGAATATTTACCGTAACGTTACCTTTATGCTGGGCTAAAAGATTATAAATCGTTGCTGATTCAAACACATCTCCACCTGGAGAGTTAATATTGACAATAACGTCTTTATCTTCACCAATAGACTTAAGCGCGGCAGACATTCTTTTTGCCGTAAATCCCTCACCAAAATAATCTGAGCCAATCACGTCAAAAATATCGATGGATGCCGTTTCGCCTTTATTCTCTGCGACAATAGTTTTATCCCATCGGGCAAGGATACCGTCTTCAATTTTATTTCGTGTAAAGTTAAGACCCTCAGTTTTTAACAGTAAATGTTTTTGTTTCATTTTTATTGCCTCCATTCTCAAGATATACCAACTGTTGGTCTATAAATAATTTATCTCCAGCAGAATCAGGCGGTAACCCTTCCTGTCCTCGACACTCATTAGGAGTCATAACACCACTTCTAATTGCAATTTGATAACCTTCATATCTTTCTTTCTCTCCGCCTCTTAATAATTCGTCAATATCGAAATCAGGCTCGACAGTTTCACGCTCTGATATATCCAATAATTGTGTTTGGATGCTATCTTTCATTTTTTCTCTGTATGGAGCAAGTCCCAATTTATACCAACCTCTAACGATTTCAGTAATACCTGAACCCCATACCGTAGAAGATGACATATCGTGGATTAACACTGGAGGCACATCAAAAAACCGGCAAATATCTTCGAGCTGGAATTTCCGGCTTTCCAATAACTGAACATCTTTCGGGAGCATTGACGTAGGAGTAAATTTCATCCCTGCTTCTAAAACCTTTAACGCTTCTTCCTTACCGCTGGTTATGTCATTAAAATTAGCTTTCAGTTTACCCCTTTGGTCTGGAGAAAGGATTTTATCTATTGTTAAAACTCCACCCTGCTTAAATCCACTGTTAGATAATCTGTTGACGCTTTCTTCGGCGCCCAAAGAAATACC